TGGCATCAGAAGGGAAAACCAAATTTTCGGTGGCAACCGATGCACCACGTACAATCGCAAGACTGGTCTGCACGCCGTCAGACGCACCAACATTGTCCGCCAACACGCCAGCCACAGCGTTATAGTCGGTAGGTTCTGCGGTCAGGTATTCTTGACCTGCCACTTGATATAGCACCGTACCAATGGCAAGGGCGGTGGCGGTTTTGATTTTAACGGCTTGGATTGTCCAGCCACGAGCGACTTCGGTCAGTAGCACGTCAGACAAATACATGGGTTCGTGATAAGTGGGCATAGTTTGCTCCTGTTGATTAAGAATTTGCTTGTTCGGCACGGCGTTTGGCATCACGCATCAGCGGACTTTCTTTTTCGTCTGTATTGCGATTTCCTTCGTTAAATTCGCCAAAGCTGGCGTTTTTGGGCAATTCGCTAAATAGTTTTTTCAATGCATCCGTGAGAGACTGCTCGCCACCTTCTGAAAAACTTGCCGTGTGAGCCGTGCTAGCCGTCATCACTTCAACAACTTGGGTTTTTAGTTTTGGGGGCAGTTGCCCTGATTTAACCAAAGACTCTGCAAAGTCTTGAATTTGGCTTGCCGTCTCTTTTGCTTTATCATCAGCAATTTTCTTTTGTAAATCGGCAAGCTCTTTTTCCAAAGCCTTTTCACGCTCGCTTTTTTCATCAGTTTTGCCGTCATCTTTTTGAACAGCAAGCTGTGATAATACGCTGTCGGTTTGGGATGGACTGTCTTTAAGGTACGACCGTAAGAATGACAAAGCACCTGCAAAATCAATCTTGTCTGTTTTATCATCATTCGCCTTGCTGTCAAAAGGTTCGCTAAAAGACGCAGTCCCATTTTCATTCTCCGCAAACTGAACACTACCAAGCCCTTTAATCGCAGGGACTTGTCCACCCAAAAAGCCCACATGACGTAGATAGAGCGTGCCTTTTTTAGGGTTTTGGGGGCTTTTGGGTAGGTAGAAACTGGCAGAGACTTTATTGTGTTTGCCTTGATTGACATTTTCGGCAAATGATGCATCCACCTGTTTTGCGTATGCCCAAAGCACGTTGTCTTTATCAAGTTCTAACTTTTCTACCCAGCCATAAGCAGGGTCATCGTGCTTGGGGTGTCCGATGACAAGGGGGCTTGGTGCAAGTTTTCGGAGTAGCTGGCAACGCAGTCCGATAGCATTTGGGGCGTATAATCAATGGTATCGCCCTCCATACTGGTATGTTTGCCAGCTTTAAAGATTTTGATTTTTTTCATAAAAAACCCAACTTAGTGAAAAAGTTGGGCATAGTATGACAAGGATTTTTTGGGTGGTCTTTTAACTTGTTTTAAAGTTTTTTGGTGGGGTTTGATCGGATTTTAAAATGCGTGCGATGAATTGGATAAGATGATAGATTTATACGCATTTATAAAGGCGTTTTTAGCGTGTTTTGGGATAAAGTGGGGCAAATGTACCACTTGGCATTTTAAACCCCTTAAAACCGCTTATTTTGGGCGAATTGCAATTCGCCCTAATTGATGCTCCTAACTTATGCCTAAGTGGTCTTTGACAATCTCCGTAATTTCAGCTTCATCAGCCACGGACACGCCCAAAAACGGACGAGCAGGAATATCGCCCCACAAATGTGGGGATTGGGATTTTGCACCGCCAAAGTGCATCATGGGGGCGTAGATGAGATTTGAGCCGACAAATACTTCGCCATTGCCCAGTTGATAATGAATGCTGTCTCTAAGTGTGCCACCTGTTTGCCCAAAGCCAACCAACGGCTTTTTGTTATTAAAGCGGTTTTGGGTGGTGTTAGTGAGATGTTCGCCGATGTCTTTTAAGAGAGCTTCGCCTGTGAGCGTTTCTTGGGCATGATTTAAGACATCAATGACTGTGTTGGATTGTAAGGTAAGATGAAGTAGCATGGCAAAAACAAATAAGATTTAAAGTTAGGCAAAGCGTGGGTCAGCCCTAAGTTTTTCGGTCAGTTCTTGGGCGTGGGGTTTGAGTTCGTTATTTTCTTGACAAACTTTAAAAATAACATTGCACGCCTGCACAAAAACAGGCTTGGAAAAATCACACAAATCAAGCTGTAACAAGCCCTGTGCCATTCCCCTAAATACATTAAAATCATTGGCATTTAATGATTTTTTGGCAAGGGGGGACAGGGCATCGGTCATCAAAGAAAACTGCACCTTGTCAAGTCCAGTTACTTCGGTATCGTCATTGATAAATAGGGTTGCCATTTGCTTTACGCTCCAATTAAAAAGATTTGTTTTTGCTGTGCTATGGGTAATGATAGCACAAACGCCACAATTTTGGTACGGTTTTTGGGCGTATAATGACGTAAATCTATCGGTAGAATGTCGGACTTTGCCAAATGGATTAGGATTTGTTTTTTTAAGTCTTCAAAAAAGCGTTTTTGGCGTTTATGTTCGTCAAGAGCATAATTTAACCCTGTAATGCCTTTTGTATCGCTTTTTAGCATTGTCCCCATAAAATCAACAAGCATCCACTCTTTTGGTTTGTCATTGTCGTCCACAATCACAAAATCGGCTGGCTTATTTTCCACACGCACCTTATGGCGAGTACCGTCATAGCGTTCAAGTGTTACGCCATAATGCTGTTGCCATTCGTCAGCCGTGATGGCTTCGGATAACCGTTCGGTTTTGCCGTCCATTTTTAGGCGGTCAATCTCGCTCTGTTTGGCTGTGATTTTATCAAATTTTACCACTTGTATTTTTGATTGTTCTGGCAAAACTTCAAAAATAATCTCATCAATATCTTTGTTAATTTGACCTGCCCACCGATTAAATACACCCTCATGTAGGTTGCTAGAAACCAATGCTTTTGCCAAATCATGCGGATATTTGCTGACATCAGGAAACCAGCTCGCCCCTGCCACGCCGTCAAAACCCTCCCCCGCATTGTCGGCATAGTTGGCAGGGAGTTCATCAGGCTTTTCTTTGCCCATTCTTTTGAGTTCACGCTCGTTAATGGCTTCTACGGTACAACGACAACCCCAACCATTAGGCGGATAGTTGGTTTGCCAAAAAGGGCTATCAGCAGGTAACACCAAGCCGTCCCAAGATTTGTGCTGATGACGTGGATTTTCTACCGTGTTGTGGCGATACCGCCAGTAGGGGCGAGCCTTTAACACATCAGCGTCTCTCATCTGTTTGTACCGTCCTGCCATATGACTGGTTCTAAGATTGGTGCTATAAATGACTTTGGCACGCCACGCCTTATAATCTTTGTCTTTGTCATTCAGCCAACCCTTTTTTGCCAAAATGTCATCAAACTGGGCTTGAAATTCGTGGAATGCTTGACCGTCCGCTACCGCCTTTTGCACGGCATTGTGTAGGTCGGCAAGCAGGTCGGCTTTCATTGCCCCTGCAACCACAAAGGCTTTATCGTGCTGTTGTGATGTCAGCTCGTCATAACGTTCAGTGGGGATACGCACCTTTTGTCGTAAAAAGTCAATTTGCTCTTGAAAGGGCAGACGTTGTCCTGAGATTTTAGTCATTTTTACCACCTTAGAGATACATCAACGCATGATGAGCAGGCTCACTATAGATGGAGCAAAACGCATTGCATAACAAATATGCGGTTAAAATTAGATGTAATTTCATATCTCACTCCGTCCTTTGAGTTCTGCCAAAGTCATCGCAATTTCCATTACTTTGACCATTTCATCAGCATTTAGATCATCAAAAGCATTGACGATACTATCTTGCAATTCGCTAAATGACCCAGCTTGGCTGACGATGTCTTTAAGCCGTACCACCATATCATCAAGGTAGGGATTGGCGTGGGTTGCCAATTCATCAGCCGTTTTACCAACAAAATCATCTTTGGCTTTGGGTGTAGCTTCGGCAAAGGATTGTTGTCCTGCCATACCCACGCCCATATCAGTAATATCGCCGTCTTGTAAGCCATATTCACGCATAAAATATTGACGGCTTAACCTTGCCCCTGCTTGGGTCAGTGCCACATCTCGCTGGGCTTGTTCAAGCCCACCGTTACTGTCTTCAAAAAACTCAAACTGTGGGGTGACCCCACCCCAGTTATAATCCACAATCCAGTTAATCAAGGTTTGCAGTTGTTCAGCGACAATTTCACAATCGGCTAATGCAATCTCAAATGCCACTTCTGCCCCTGCTTGCGAGCTAGCACGGTTGCTGTTGCTTTCGGTGGATTGGTTTTGACCCAGTAAGGCAATATTGACTTCACTACGGCAAAACATCAAAAACTTTTCAAAGGCATCTGATGATGCACTTTTGCCACCTGCTTCCATAATCTCAATCGTGGAGTTATCAGGGATAACCGCCACCGCATCTTGTACCATTGACGATAAGTTATCGAGCAAAATTTGCTGTTGCTCAATGTCATAGTTTTTGCCATATTTGCCAATAACCCACGGCGAACCATATTTTTCGGTAAAACGTACCCAAAAGTCCAAACCACCTTGTTTGAACACTGTCGCCCAGAACACACTAGACGCATCAGGCTCGCCATAGGGATTTTCATAAGTGGGGTCTTGGCGTGGCAACAGATATTTGCGTTCAGGCACGATTAAGCCGTCCTGCCCTGCATCTTTATCTTTAAAGCGTAGGCGGTTATCACTGTCAAAAAAGAACCAATCTGGGGGCATAGCTTGCACATCAACAGGCAACCACCCACCGTCCTTGTAAGTCCAGCTAATTTCGCACGGCTGATAACCATAAAACGATGCATCCGCCATTGCCCCAATAATCCGAGATAAGGGCAAATTCTTAAAAATACGGTTAATGCGTTCGGTGGTTTCAAGGCTTCCTTCATCTTGCACAATTCGCCACGCTTTTGATTTGACCGCACTTTTTCGTCTGCGTAAACAGCCCTTAACCCCTGCTTCGGCTTTGATTTCTTTGTACACTTGTATGTCTTTACCCATTTTCTTTAAAATGGGGTCAGGGTTGGGTAGGACGGTGTTTAGCGAGCTAAACCCTGCCACTGTGCCACGACTGGCGATTTGCCGTAAGTGCGGTGTACTGCTTTTTAACTCACTAAATGACACAAATTCGTTGCCAATATACAAGCCGTTCATCGTCTAAATCCCCTAAATAAGCCACCCATACCAAAGCCCTTTAACAGCTTGGCAGATGCTCGTGGTTTGGCGGTGTGAATGCGAATGTCCGCCCCACCATTGTCAATATTTTTAAAAGCATAATAGGCAAGCACAAGAGCAATACCCATATCGCCATGTCGTGCTTGCTTGTTTGCCCCTTTATTTTTACGGTTGGGCAGTTTTGGAATGCCGTCAATGATTTCAAAAGCTAACAAATCCGAAAGCGTATTTTCGTGCTTGGGAAGATTAAACAATACCTTATCTTCAAGCCCTGCCTTGAATGGGGGCATATTTAGGCTATACCATTTTTGGCTAAATTTGACACATTCCACCGTGTCCGCCCCATAGCGGTGTTGGGCTTTCTCGGCATTACTTGCACCAATGCCACGAGCATCCAAAGCCATGCCTGTAAGCTGTTTTTCTACATGGTCGCAGATATAATTTAAGACTTGTTCTTGCTGACTAAATGGGATATTTTCTAGCTCCACCACGCCCACGCATTGCAAGTTTAAATCAGCGGTTTGCACCGCTAGCACATAATCGGTCAAGTCGCCATTTCGCCCATAGTCGCCACCAATAAAGACTTTACCTTTGGGAATTTCTGCCAAAAAGTCCGCCAAATGCTCATCGCACCAGTCCACGCAGTCATTTTCACGATAAAAATCATCTTGCAAGTTAAACTCATTGTCTCGTTTATAGACAAAAATCGGTGTATCGGCTGACATAGCTTGTTCAATGAGTGGGCGAGATAGCCACCGCCCACCGCTATTTTTGGGGATACAATTTAACTCTTCATCCACATTGTCGGCATACATTGCACGGATTTTGTCCGCCCATTGCCTTTCTCCGTCCACCGTCCATTCTAGGTTTCTTTTTAAACAAATACGCTTGTATAGCCCTTGTGCTAAGGCTTCATCAAACGTGCAATGGTGTAAGCTGTATGGCAATTTACCTGCCTTGACTTCTTCTACAAGCTGATTAAAGGGGTTATCCACCCCATTGTGCGTTGAAATAACTCGCACGCAACCACCCCAAATCGTCAAGGCAAGGGCAGACTTTAACAGCTCTGGTAAATCATCATGGAACGCTGACTCATCAATAACGACACGCCCCTGTTTACCACGCAAGTTTCTGGGCGATGACGACAAGGCGGTAACACGAAAACCACTGGCAAATTTAATGGTAAAGGCAAGGATTGCTTTTTTCTCATCGCCATTTTCAAAAATCTCTTCGTGTTCTTCTATCTCGCTTGCCACAAGGCTATAAAACCTCGCCCAGTCTGCCACATCACGGATAAACTCAATCGCCATGTCTTTGGTATAGCCAATGTACCAAGTATCTTGCCCATTGGTACGACTGGCTTCAAGGGCGGACTCGCCAGCTTCTGCCCACGAACCACCGATACGCCGTGATTTGACAAAAATTTTCACCTCCGATTGGTCGGCAACCCATTTTTGTTGATAAGGCAAAAGCACGCTAGGGGCGGTCATGGTGCAATCCCCAGAATTTTGGCACGGATAAGGTCAGCAGTTTCATCAGACAGTCCACCTGTCTTGACAATTTCTTGCACTTCTTTGGCGGTCTGCTCTGCCTTTTCACGCACATCTAAGGCGTGCTGTTTTTGTAGCACAGACGCTTTGACAATCTCGCCAATACCCTTACCTGCCTTTGTTATCATTGATAAACGCTTGACGGGGTCAATACTCTCATCATCGTCTAAATCTTGTAGGGCAACTAGGGCATTAAAAAGTTCAGTCTGCACCAATGACAATACCGCTTGACTGCGTGCGTCTCCATCATCAGGCACGGCTTCGGCAATCATCAAGGACGCTTGGGTGCTGGCTTGGATTGCTGATAATTTACGCTCCAACTTTTGCCCATATCTATGGATAGCCGATTTGCTGATTTCATAGCCCAACTCTCTAAGCCATGTTTCAAGCTCCACATAGCCGTTAAAACCATTTGAAAACAAACGGTCATCAAGCTGTTTTTTATGCTCTGGGC